CGTATGAAGGTTCAAGAAACCCTTTGCCCTCGTTCCTTGGAACAATACTGGATGCAGACGCAGTTGACTGCTGGCTCTACCTACGACGGTGTTCCCTTCGAGCAGGCTTTCTCCGAGCAGAAGGCTCTCCGCATCGCTGAGGCTTTGGAGAATGCAATTTGGCAGGGTAATACCTACTTCTCTGGTATCAACCAACTTTTGAACGCTGCTTCGGGTTCTACCATCAGCGGTAACACAGGTGCGGTATCGGCCTCCGTTGGTATCACTGCAACCAATGTCATCGGAATCTTTGACGCTATCTACAACCAAATCCCACAGGCCATCCTGACCAAGCAAGACCTCGTAATCTTCTGCGGTTGGAACAACTACCGCACCTTGGTTCAAGCCTTCAAGCAAGGAAATGCCACGGGTGGTTTGGCGGTATTGTACAACCAAGTTGACCTCGCAAGCCTTGCCAATGGTGAGTTCATCTATCCCGGAACAAACGTCCGTGTCATCGCAGTTCCCGGTTTGACCAACACCAACCGCATCGTCTGCACATACCTCGGCAACCTGTTCTACGGAACCGACTTGTTGAGCGACGAGGAGCAGTTCTCAATCTGGTTCAGCAAAGACAACGACGAAGTCCGCTTCCAAGCAGCCTTCAAAGCAGGTGTCCAAATCGCTTACCCCGACTTGGTTGTAGACTTCCGCTTGACCTAATGTGTAGGGGGGAGGGAAACCTCCCCCTGCTTTTTGTTCCTTGAAACTTAAACCCCAAATACACATATGTCCTGCGCACTAACAACTGGTTACACACTCGGCTGCCGTGATTCAGTCGGTGGCATCAAAGCAATTTACGTCCAAAACTGGATTTCTACCGGGTCCTGCAACGCTAACCTTTCAGGTGCGGTTACGGGGTTCACGGGTTACGCTTCGGGTGGCTTCTTCGAGTACGACTTGACTAAAGCCACGTCATCCATGACCGAAACTTTGAACGCAAGCATGGAGAATGGCACAATCTTCTACACCCCCGAAGTAACCTTCACCATCAACAAAATGCAAGTCGCAGTACGCAATGAACTCCGTTTGCTCGCTCGTAGTAAAGTCATCGTCATCGTTCAAGACAACAACAGTCGTTACTGGTTGCTGGGTGCTATAAATGGCCTTGAGGCAACTGCTGGAACCGCTGGAAGTGGTACTGCATTCGGCGACCGAAACGGTTACGAAATAACGCTTTCCGGGATGGAACCTGAGCCGATGTTCCTGATTGCGTCCACAGTCTTTACACCATCGACTACGCAGATACTCGGTTCGTAGTATCTTTGACTTAGGTTTTCATCATCTGAGGTTTGAGAGGGGCAGTCAGCAATGGCTGCCCTTCTTATTTTTACGGCCATGAAGATTTGCATTGTTTACAACGCCCATCCAACCGGGTGCAGTTACTACCGCCTCGAAATGCCGAACGCATACTTGGGCGACAACTACCCGGAGTTTGACTATGTGTGCGTCGAGAATATCACCACCATCAGCGACGAGGGGTTGAAGTCGATTGACCTATTCCTGTTCAGCCGGCTTTGGTGCCAAGGAACCATGGAGCAAGTTGAAAATGTTTACAAAGCCCTCACTCAATTCGGGGCCAAAGTCATCCTTGACTTGGACGACTACTGGGTCCTTGAGAGTGGCCACATCATGTACCGCCACTACCACGAAACCAAACTCGCAGAGGTCATCCGTAAGCACATCAAATTAGCCGATTGGGTTACCTGTACCACCGAGCATCTTGCCTCTCGCATACGGCCTCTAAATGCGAATGTGAGCATTCTGCAGAACGAACCCTACGAAGCCTATCAGCAGTTCATTCCGAATCCCGAAGAAGAACCCGACAAGCACCTCGTCAAGTTCGGTTGGTTCGGAGGGGCGCAGCATGGAGAGGACATGGAAATTCTCCGTGAGGGGATGCAGAAACTACGCTGGGACGCAAACTTGGATGGCAAGTACAGGCTCTACCTCGGAGGGTGGAACGACAACAACCCCGTGTACGAGGGCTACGAGAAAATCATCAGCGACCAAGGCAACAACCCGAACTACGGACGCATTCAGGCAGCGGATATTTACTCCTACGTCGGGGGCTACAACTTCGTGAACGTAACGCTTGCACCTTTGCGAGATACCAAGTTCAACAAACTCAAGTCCGAGTTAAAGGTGGTGGAGGCGGGGTGGATGAATAAGGCGATCATCGCATCCGAAACCATCCCCTACACGGACGTAATTCGGCACGGAGAGAACGGGTTTCTCGTCCCTTACAACAAACCCAAGGACTGGTATAAGTACATCAAGCAGTTGATCCTTGACCCCGACCTTCGCAAAGGCTTGGCTGACAACCTAACGAGGGACATCAAGAAGCAGTTCAACGTGGCCGAAACCGCCAAGAAGCGGGCCGAACTATACAGGCAGATTGGGCGCAAATTGTGAAATTCGGGGGCATCGCACATTTACAAGCAGATGCTTTACCTGAACCCTGACACGACCAACACCCTGACGGTTACTTGGACCGAGCGAGCCAGCACGGGGGACCGCTACATCTTGCGACTCACGAGCATCGCCAAGAACACGACGACGGATTACACCCTGCTGAAATCCGCAAACCTTTCTTCCTACACCAACCGCTATGACCAATTTTCGATTGCCGTGGGGTCGCTTGAAACAGGCTCGTATAAGTATGAAGTTTACGATACCAATAGCACGGTTTCAGCAGCCCTTGCGGTGGTTGAAACGGGCTTGGCATTTATACAAACCGCAACGATAGGCTTCAATACCTACGCAAACACAATCAATTACAGCGTCTATGCCGGGGGCATATTCGACCCAACTTTTGACCAAACATTCAACTAATGAGCGTACAAACACGAAGTGAACTCCAAGCGAGTGCATTAACCATCACCAACGAAACCGCTGCCGGGGCGAACACCGCATCCCGTGTAGGCGGTTTGTTCGACGACCTTGCAGACACCGCAACGCTTGACATCGAGCGTGGCTATGCTTCGGTTGCTACGGCTAGTGATAGGTCATTTGTAACGACCAATAATACTCCTACCAAATTACTGATTCAAACAGGCAACAACATTCTATCAACCAACAACTTTTCGAGAGTTGGAACAATTGCGGGTCCATCAATCACCTACACGGGGACGCTATCCGCTGCAATTAGGGTGAGTGCAAATCTAACTTTTTCGGGGGCAAATAACGATGATTACGTTTGGGCTATTTACAAAAATGACGTACAAATCGGGTCATCTGAAGCACGAGTTGTTTTGACCCATACCGAAGGCCATCAAATAGTTTTGGAAACCTTTTTGATAGCAAATACCAATGATGAATTTTCAATCTATGTAACTTCAATTGATGGTGTTAGGACGATTACCATCTCATCCATCAGTTTTAATGCTCACACGCTATGAGTAATAAATCTACTCAACACTTCACCCAATGGTTGGGGATAGAACACAAAGTGCCAGTTATGCTGGAGAACAGGTCTGGCAAATACATCACCTACGGCTTTGCGAATGAATACCCCTACTACCTGCTGGACAACTATCGCAGGTCGTCAAAACACAACGCCATTGTCAACGGCAAGGTCAACTACATCATGGGCGGAGGCTGGCAGGCAGGCGACAACCTGACCGTAGAGCAACAAGCCCGGTTCATTAAGTTTTTTGACGGACTTTCCAGCACGGAGGACTTGAACGACATCACGGAGAAACTGGTCTTGGACTTGGAGTTATTCAACGGCTTTGCGGTTGCAATTACTTGGTCCAAACTTGGCACGATTGCCAAGATGGAACACGTTCCCTTTGAGAAAATCAGGGTTGACAAAGAGGAGAAGATGTTCCAAGTCGCTGACTGGTACAACGACGACATGATGCAACTCTTCCCCAAGGTCGGGGACATCGAGAAGATTCCTGCATTCGACCCGGAGAATCGCCTCGGAAAGCAGTTGTTCTACTATCGTGTGTACGCTGCTGGCGTGAAGCACTATCCTTTGCCGGAATACATCGGAGGCAATGCTTGGATTGAGGCAGATGTGCAGGTGGCGAACTTCCACAACAACAACCTGCGCAACAACTTTTGGGGGGGTTACTTGATAAACTTCAACAACGGCATCCCGACCCCCGAAGAACAGGGCGACATTGAGCGTCAAATCAAGCGTAAGTTTTCGGGAACTGACAACGCTGGTCGCTTTGTTGTAACCTTCAACGACGATGCAGCCAAGGCCCCGACGCTGGAGCCATTAACTCCAAGCGACATGGACAAGCAGTTCGAGATATTGAACAAGGCTATCCAGCAGGAGATATTTATCGCTCATCGTGTAACCAACCCCATGCTATTCGGAGTCAAGACCGAAGGCCAATTAGGTGGTCGCAACGAATTGGTCGAGGCTTACGAACTATTCAAGGCCACCTACGTCAACGACCGGGTGCAGAAGG